CTCTTTTTCGGTTATATCTAGTAAATTGACAAATTCTTCAATAGCTTTTTCAATGTCAATGCCTGTCATGTCAATATTTGGATCGTCGGAAACAACTATATTGTTATTAACTGTATACTCTATTGATATTGAAAATGGTTTATAAGTAGAGATTTTTTTAATTAATGTATCAACATTGTCTGGAGAAATCTGTTTATCTATAAAAAGTTTAATAATATTATTTTCAATTTCACCTTTAAAAAATGTAAGGTTATCACCTTTAAGGTTTGATAACTCAGATAGAAGTATTTTCTTGTGTTTAGGAGAAACTTTATTTTCAAAAAAGCTTAGATTCAAGTTATTAAAATCTAGTATGTAATAGCCTTTAGTTGATCCTGTATCACCAAAATCCATTTCAAAGGGATTGCCAACATAAACTATTCTTTTCCCATCATAGTCTCTTTCATCTCTAAGATGAAAATGTCCTGTTAAGATTAAATTGCTTTTATTTAAAAGTTCTGATGTTTTGGTACCTTTATCACAAAGTTTGTAGCTATTCATTTTAAAACTCTCAATTTCAAAATGACCGAAAATAATATCTTGTGGAGAAAGACTCTCTATTGATTCACCCCAGGGAATAAAAGCACATTTTTTACCCAGTAATGTTGTCTCTGTTGTTTGAACAACAACTTTAATATTCTTCCTCCCATCAAAAATTGATATTGAGTTTACATCGCTCCTGTCCTTATAATAAGCATCATGATTGCCAACCAGGAGAATTATATTAAATTTATTCCATATTTTAAATATCTCATTTACTGTATGGAGAGTATTGACTGCAATCTCGTCACGGTAATGGAAGATGTCACCTAATATAAAAATGTCTTTTATTTTTTTACTCAATAATTCCTCTGAAAGCCATTTAGCCCACTTCAGAGCAGTTTCATGCCAATAGATACTATTTTGATGTACGCCAATATGTAAATCAGCTATACAACAAACTTTATCTGTATTAATTGTTATTTCTTTATTAAGATCCGGTTGCATTATAATTATCGTTTTCTTCCCCGCTGTTAGGGTCAACGTAAATATGATAGCCTGAGTCTTCACCTTGGTTGCACATTAAATCAGTATACATTTTGTCTCTGTAATTAGTAATAGTTTCATGGTGCTTTTTTTCTTTTTTAATTCTGTTAATAAAAGCGTGGAAAGCAATCGTAGTAAAATATGAAAAGGGGCTAAAGCCACTATTCAATTTAAACTTTTTGTTCTTAAGTGCAGATACCATCTTAACAATAGCATCCCCAATCATTTCATCTTTATATGAGTAATTTATAAAATTAGGTGCATAAGATAGACCATGTGCAATTTTGTTTATAGATTCACCGAGTTTAGGAGAAATATAATTAGACTTATAGTAGTGTTTAATTTCATCTTCAAACTCTCTACTATTAACATAGTGTACTTTTTCTTTACCTCGGGCTTTCTTGACAACTTCTTCAACAACAGCAGGGGCGATATTCTCCACCCCTTCTGCTGAAGCTTCAGGCTTATTCTTTGACTTCTTTAATTTGGAATGTGATGTTTTCTTTCTCATAAAGTGTTTTTCTCTTAAGAAAGTGCTGCTCTCCATAGAGAAGATTGTCTGCAATGTCGAATATTATAAGCTTATCCTTATCTTTATGCAACCGCAAACCTCTTCCGATTGATTGTAATATCTTTATTTTAGACTTTCCTCCGCCTGCAAAGGTAATGTAGTGAAGATTTTTAATATTAATGCCAGTTGAAAATATTTTTGAAATAGCAATAACAACAATATCATCTGAACTTTCCATAAGTTTTTTAATTTTTTCTCTTTCCTCAACCTCTACTTCCCCTCTAATGAAATAAATTTTTTTATTACTGAGATTTTGTTTAAGTAGTTTTTCCAAAATTAAGCCATGGTCTATATAGTCAATTAATATAAGTGAGTTTTTTTCTAGCTTACCTGTAAGCTTGGAAATTAATGTATTTCTAAAATTATTATTAATTAAAAACTCTATTTCTGTTCTGTATTTGTCAGTTGCATCGTAATTAAATTCAGGATAGTTAGGCTTTGTTTTATATGAGATAAGGAACGCTACTACTGTTGCGTTTGCAACATAGCTTTCAAGTCTTAACTGGTAGCTAGATTTTTCATAGATTATTGGACCAATTTTACCGATTATATTCCATTGATCAAGATTATTCTCCGGAAGGGTACCTGTAAACCCAAAACGCACAGGGGTGTTAATTTTTTTTAAAAGCTTATTTATTTCGTTTCCTCTTCTAACTTTATGCACTTCGTCAATTACTAATATATCTATATTTTCAATCCAAGAAATGTCACTGTTTTTACTTTGTAAGATTCCTAAGTTAGCAATAGTTACATCAGCAGTTATATTAGCTATAGAATTATTACCAGTCCATTTTCTACACTTGAAGGGTACCCGATAAGTTTGAAAATCGCTATATGTTTGCTCAACCAGACCTAAGTCAGGGACAATATATAGAACTGAAAAGTTTTTATCATAGACATCGTATAATTTTGAAAGAAGTGAAGCAGCAGTCAAAGTCTTACCCCCTGCAGTAGCAAGTACAACAGTTCCTCTACCAAGAGAAAATGCTTTGTTAACTATCTCATGTTGATAATCTCTTAGAGAGATAGATAATGGGTATTCATCAAAATTAAATTTTGTATGTGTTTTCCATCTAGCTTTTGCAGGTAAAATTTCATTATAAAATTCATTTGTAATATTAAACTGGCTTGTATATTGATTGTTTGTAACAAATTTTTTTATTTCAAAAAATAAACATGGCTCAAATCTGCCTGTAGGTGTTATTGCGTACGTTCTTTGTGGTAAATATCTTCTATAACTTTTTACAAATCTAGCAGCATCGTTTTTAACGGAAAAATTTTCTCTTATTTCATTAAAGTAGTCTCCAGAAAGAATACCAAGTCTTTTTTTAGTATCAAAATTAATATCTATCATGTTGTTTCTAGTTTAATAATATCAATTAAGTTCTTTAAATCATAAGAGGTACTTGAAAGTGTTTTTTCAGCTTTCTCTAAAAGTTCAACAACTAATCCCAATTCACTTATTTTTTTATCAAAGTCTTTTATTTCATCAGTATTTTCAACTAATTTATCTAAAACAGGAAGAGTTGGCTTTACGGGTGATTCTTTTAAAAGTTTATTTTTTACATCTTTTTTTAATTTTTCTTTTTCATTTTTAAGTGAGAGTAGTTCTAGCTTATGTCTCACACATCTCCCTGCCCATTTATGTTTAATGCCGGGTAATTTAAGTGAATAGTCTTTTAAATATAGTTCATCTATCTTTAGATCGTTTTCTAATTCTTTTATATATTCATCGAGCACATATAAATAATAATATAACCTTTACAATTATCAATGATAACGTTTAAAGATTTCTATAAAGAGCAAAATGTAGCAGGGTCAGGCGGTGCCCTAGGTACATGGAATTCAGTTGGTGGACAGTTTCCGGGATCAGGAGATGCAGGGTATAATACGGGTGATTTAAGACAACTATCTCCCTACGGACCCGCTGGTGCTGTTTTAGGTGCAAAAATAAGAGGCAAAAAAAAGAAAAAGATAAAGTCAAAAATTTATAGAAGAAGTTTGCCAGGAATGTAAGTCTTGCTAAATAGATTAATGGACTTAGGTCACTGGAAATTAGCTAATAATGTAACAATTGCAGAAGATACTTTTGGGTTTATATATGAAATTGAAAATACAATAACAGGAAGGAGATATATTGGTAAGAAGCAATGCAAAAGGAAGTATAAAAAGAAACCGCCAAAGGGTAAGAAGAATAAACGAATAGAGATAAAAGAATCAGATTGGAAAGAATATACTAGTTCATCTGCAGAACTAAATGAAGATATTTTAAAATACGGGAAAGATAAGTTTGTTTTTAGAATATTAAAAACATGCAATTCTAAATGGGAATTGGCATATTTTGAAATAAAAGAACAAATTGAAAAGAACGTTTTGTTGAGGGACGATTATTACAATGGTATAATTAATGTCCGTATCGGCCGGCCGCCAAAAAACCTTGAAGTTTAGATTCTTCTATACATAATAATTAGGTGATAAAAGAATTAGTTTTAGAAAAACAAAATATACAAATTTTTAATTATTCTTTTATCTTTAAAAATTTTATTGAAAAAGAATTTATTAACAGCTTTTTTTAATATAAGCTCAATGAATTTAAAAATGAAGTTATGTCTAGTAAAC